CCGGTCTTTCGACCGGGTTTCAAAGTTCGCTGTTTGAGAGCTAATACCTGTATTAGAGGTATGTAGCAGCTTGACCAGGTGTGAACGATTGACCGAGGCCTGTGCAAATCACGAGGTGATAGTACAAGCTAGCGCCAAAGATGTGGTCTACAACACCATAACGGGTGAGTAAGCCAACACGTGGGCTGAAGTCGTTAGGACCAATCGTGCGTTGAACCATTACAGGGATGTATGGGCAGTAAACAATACCACTGTCGTAGTATTCAGAGCCTTTGTATCCGAGAAGGGCGTAATCGACAGGCTTGCTACGAACAGAGCTGTAACCGCCACCTTGATTGGTTGCAGTGTAACCAGCATTGATCTGAGCTTCTGTACGAGTATCACGATAGATTTGGAAACGACCACCGACCGAACCGACCTTGGCAATACCAACAGGCTGGGTGTTTACGTTACCATTGACTGGCATCCATGTGAAGTTTGGAAGAGTCTCGAGAATTGCGCAAATGCGAGGTGTAGCAATAATGAAATTAGCAGCACCACGGCGATTGCGAATAGCGATACGGTTAGCTTCTACAACAATTCTGTTGTAGAAGTCACGTGCACGCTCTCCAGACCAGCGACCATCAGCAGAGATGGCAGACCAAGTAGAATAACCAACACCAGCGCCAGCATTGAGACAGACTTGAATCATACGAGCGATCATTTCGCGGTCGATTTCAGCCTGAATCTCATAAGACATAGCGTTAGTAAGCTCAGCATCGATATCGATACCGTTCATATTTTTGAGATCTTGCTCGAGTTCAACCGACCATTTAGCAGCCAATCTACGAGTGAGTGCTTCAACGGCGGTCTTTTCAAACGAAACAGTGATCTGAGGAATCTTCGAGCTAAGCTCGAATTGAGAAATCAAAGCACCAACGCCCGAATCTTCAGCAATATTGGTCCATTCTGCATTACCGCTAAGAGCAGCAGAAGATGCACCAGTAAAGGCTGTATTTAGGTAGTTGTAACCGAGTTCTTTTCCATTAGAGAGGGCTGTGTTGCCACCAACACTTTTAGATCCGAGGGATCCGTCGCCACCTGTTGAAGAATAGCCGAGAGCTGAATCTTCGTATTTGTAGCGCATAGCGAAGGCGAGTCCAACTGGTCCAGTCATTGGTTGTACACCGACGATCTCATTTGTGATGAGTTCAGGGAAAGTACGACGAATCATTGGAATGAGGACTTTTGGCAAACGAGCGTCACCAGTAGCGTAATTGTCACCAGAGAATGTTGTAGCGGTACCTTGATGGGAACCGAACACACCTCCTGTGGAAGCGCTATTGGAGCCTTCGCGTAAGCACCACTTTTCTTGGTTTTCAAGAAGGATAGCAGTGTTTAAGCGTGTCGTTTCGTTAGTAATCTCAGCAACTTTGTCGGACTTGAAGTCAAGGACTGGTGTCCATTTTTCGACGAGTTGCTCAGCGTAATCTTTGTTTATATGCATTAAGTTAGCCATAGTTTTATTTTATTTTGTCTCCTTTGTATGTGAGTGAATTACTTAGCAAATCTGTTAAGTTTCTTCATCTCGTTCAGATAGCCGTTTACTGTTTCACCTGATCCAGTACGTTCAATCTCATTGTTAAATTCTCGTTTTTCCTCGATAATCTGGGGACGGTCTACACGAGGGGTTTGGATAAATTGTTCTTTTACGGATTCTTTGATCAAATCTACTTCTTCTTCCGAATCTCTTTCAAACATTGCAACAACATAAGAGAAATTCTCTTCAATATATTGTGGTGTTTTGTTTGAAAGAAGTTTGTTTACAAATTGCTTCTTAGCAGAGGGCATATCCGTTGTTTTTTGCTCAAGAAGAATAAATGATTCAGCTTTATTTGCTCGAAGATTTAGTTCAGCATTCTCTTTAAGAGCTTCGTTGAGTTCTCCACGAAGAGAGTCAATTGTCTTTTTGCCATCAACAAGAGCTTCTTTGACTTCTGAATCAACGAATTCTTCTGTGATGCCAACTATTTGACGGATTTGATTGAGTTGTTTAACAGCTTTAATATTAGCAACAGCTTCAGAAATTTGCTCTGTTGGAAGATTTTTATCAATATAAAGATCAAGATAGTTAGAAATTTCTTCGACGATTCTTTCTTGGAATGATTTTGCTTCGTCTGCTAATTGTCCTTCGTATTTTTCAACAACTTGCTCGAGCATTTCTGTGTGCTTTTTGTCAATCCCTTTAATGAGTTTTTGGAGTTTTACTGCATGATCAGTATCAATTGCTTCTACGAGCTTTTTGAGTTTAGATGTATGATCTTCATCAATCTTTTCTACTAACTCTTCAAGTTTAGTTGTATAAGACTCATCAAGTTGTTGCTTGATATTTTCAGATTCAAGTTGAATCTTTTTCTTTGATTTTTCTTCTACGGCCTGATTGAATGCTTCCTCAATTGTATTGAGAGTTTCTTCAGAGATCAGGTCCTTGAATTGTTCGTTGAGAATATTCTTGATCATGG